AATCACTCCCACGGTGCAACCTGCCAATCGCCGTCGATCCTGCGGACGGCGTAGCCGGCGGCCTCGAGGTCCCGGAGGGCGCCGAGGAGTGCCTGCGGGGTGTAGCCGAGGGCGCGGGCGAGGTCCCGCTCGTCGGACAGGGGATTAGTGGTCTCGGCGTGGAGGAGGACCAGGAGGCGGAAGGCGAACGGGCCGATGCGCTGGTCGTGGAGGGCTGCGTCGGGGACGGCGGTGACGGGGAGGGGTGTCCGGGTGACGGTCACCTAGATCACCCGGCCGTGTGATGCCGCGGTGTCGGTGGTGCTCGATAGCATGAGGCTCCTTCGTGAGGGAGGGCCACCTGCCCCCCGGGTAGCCGTTAGCAGCGGCGATGACCCCGGGGGGCGGTTGCGTTTCGTGGGGGGTTGACGTTACCGGCGGCGGTCCTTCGGCTCCTCGACGTCAACCGAGACGGTCTCCCGGTAGGTCTGTCCACCCCGGACGCGGCACTGTCCGAGGACGGCGGCGCGCTGGTCGTCCCCTGCCGCGGCCACCTTCCGGCGGAGCGCATCGACGGCGGTGGCCTTGAGCTTCGGGGAGGACAGGAGCCCGGCGAACCGGGTGAGGGCGTCGGCGGCGATCTCCCGCGCCCACTCGCGGAGGACGGGCGTGAGCGCCTCGAGGTGCGCCACCCCCTCGGGGAGGGGCTGCCCCTCCTCCGCAAGCTCGGCCAGGACCCCGAGGAGGGATGCCATGTCCCAGGTGTCCGCCCCGCTCGCGAACACGGGCTTGATGACGTACTCGTAGTCGCCGGCCGGCACGACCAGGCGACCCATCGGCACCCCGTCCTGCTCCCCTACGGCGGCGGACAGCTCCTCCGCGATCTCCTGCGCTGCCACCTTCGCGGCGTCGGAGTAGGCGGTCGCGGTGCGGGTGAGGACGTCCTGCGCGTGCACCAGGCGACGGATGAGGTCGAACGTGTCCTCGGCGGCGACGACGCGGCCGCGCTCCTCCCGGAGGACGGCGGCGGCGGCGCGGATGCCGGCCTCGAGCCCGGCCCGGAGCGCGGGCAGGTCCTCCTCGAGCATCTCGACGGACATGCCGCGGGTGAGGGCAAGCTCGGCCCCCCGCTCCTCGACGTTCTCGGTGCTGGTCTGCTGCTCGGTGCTGGTCATTCTGTGCGGCTCCTTCGGTGGGTGTTTCGTGGTGTGACGGAACGGGTCAGGGCTCGACGTGCGGGCACTGCTCCGCGATCGTGGCCTCGACGTCGCCGCGGGCGGCGGTGGCCTGTCGGGCGAGGTTGAGGGCGTAGGCGTGCGAGTTCGCGGCACGGCGGGCGCGGAGGACCCGCATGCGGGCGTGCTCGTCGGCCTGCTGCGCGGCGTAGCGGGAGATCTCGAGGATCGCCCCGGGGCAGGTGCTGTCCTGCCCGGGGGGCCGGCCGTTGCACCCGTAGTGCGTGCAGGACTCGCCGGCCTCGGGATTGCAGGAGCACCCGGATCGACAGGTCGGACAGGGCGGGTTCGGGTCGGTCATCGTGGCGGCTCCTCGAGGGTCGGGGACAGGTAGGTTTCGCTCCCCCGATAATAGACACACCTAATGACATGTCGGCACCCCGGACATGCGAGGAGCCCCTCTCCCCGGGGTCACGGGGGAGAGGGGCTCACGGGCGGTGCGCTGTCATCGGGGAAGGGTAGGGCGGACCCGGCGGTCCGTCACCCTCCGGTCAGAACGGAGGACCCCCGCCGGCCGCTGCACCGGCCGGCGTAGACCACGGGTCGTGCGCGGGGTCGTCCACCTGCCCGCCGGCCCGGCTCGCCTTCGTGATCTTCGCGGTCGCCCACTTGAGGGACGGGCACACGTCGTCGGCGGTGATCTCGAAGGACGTCCGCCGCTGCCCGTCCACCTCGTAGTTCCGCTGCGCGATGACCCCGGTGACGGACACCCGGGCACCCTTCGTGAGGGACTCCGCGACGTTCTCGGCCTGCTGCCTCCACACGTTGACGCGCCAGAACGATGCCTCGCCGTCCTTCCACTCCTGCGAGTCGCGGTCGTACTTGCGGGGGTTCGTGGCGATCGTGAAGTTCGCGACGGCGTGCCCGGCGGGGGTGAACCGGAGCTCGGGGTCTCCGGTGAGGGTCCCGATGACGGTGAGGGTGACGTCTCCCTGTGCCATTACTGTGCGGCTCCTTCGGTTGCGGTGAGCCGGGCGATAAGTCGCTCGGCCCCCTCGATTGTGATGAGCACCCCTGACAATCGGGGTTGCGCGTCGATGCCGAGCGCGACCAGGGCGCGGACGACGGGGGACACCCGCCGCATCGACGTCCGGGCGTACTCGGCGCGGCGGGCGTCGGCGGCCTGCCGGTCCGCGGCCCGCTGCCGGGCGTTGTCGTGGGTGCCGCACATCCCGGAGGGGCGGGAGGCGCGGAACTGGCAGTGCCCCCCGGGGCCGGTGTGCTTGCAGGAGTAGCCGCCGGCCACCCGCTCCTCGTCGGAGATCTCCGCGGCGGTCATCCGTGCCGGCTCCGCATCGCGTACAGGATGACCCCGGAGATCGCGACGGCGAGCGCGAGCCCGGTCACTGGAACGCCGACCCGCGAGGACCCGGGCCGGTGCCCCCGGTGACACCAACCGAACGGGACACGGACTGCAACCCGGTCAACTGCTGCCGGAGGGTGTGCATCCCCTCCCGGGTCGTCCGGACCACCTGCCGAAGGACCATCACCCGGGTCCACTCCTCCTGCACCTCGAGGAGCGCCCACGCGAGGCGCATCTTCTCGGAACGGCCCGGTGCCTCGATGAGCTTCCGGGCGTGCGCGAGTTCGTAGGCGACCTCGGCCTCCCGTAGCTCCTGCTCCTTCCCGGCTTGGAACTTCGCGCCGGAGTTGAGGCGGGCGATGTAGTCAAGGATCTCGTGCTCGACGTCCTCGGGGGTGTACGGGCGCTGACCCGGCCCCCACGGGATGTGCCGGAGGACCCCCTGCCCGGAGTCCGGTGCGGCCGGCTCGATCTCCTTCGCCTGCGCCTCGGGGGTTGGCTCCTCGATGATCTCCGAGCACGTGGTGCAGATCTGTGTGCCGTCCTCGTCCCGGATGCGGTCGGCGGGGGAGTGTGGGCAGGCGTCCGGGTCATTGACGTGGACGATGCCGGTCTCGGCGTCCTCGACGTCCTGCCGTTCGGTCTCGCCTGCCAGGTCCTCGGCCTCCTGCTCCTCCTCGCACCCGTCGCACAGGTCACGGGAGGAGAGGGTCTGCACCTCGTCCCCGCAACGTCCGCAGGTGCGGACGTCGGTGTCCTCCTCGGCCTCGGTCATCCCTGCTCACCCCCTGCGCCGCCGGCCCCGGTGTCGCCGGCCTGCTCCTGCCGCTGGCGCTCCGCGGCCTGCTGCCGGAGGTACGCGAGCCGGCCCCGGAGCCGCTCCTCGAGGGTGACGGTCTGCCCGTCGATCTCCACGGGCACCTCGAGGATCTGCGCTGCCCGCTGGCGGACGTCCGCGAGGCACGGCTCATCGGGGCATTCGAGGGCGGCCTGCCAGGCGCGGCCGGCGCGGGTGCGCTGCTCCTCCGAGTAGGTGTCCTCGGGGACGGTGGCGTCCCCGTCGGGGGTGTCCTCGGTGGGGATGCAGAACGCCTCGAGCATGGCGGTTTTGTAGGCCATGCTGTGCGCCTTCCCGCTGCTCTTGTCCCCGGAGTCCGCCCCCTCACCCCACGCGGACATGACCAGGGTGTCGCCGGCCGGCCCGTAGACGGTGAACTCGACGTGCAGGGCGACGGCGTACATCGACCCCCCGGACCGGGTGGTCCGGACGGGGTGGTCGATGCGCTCGAGGGTGCGGGGCAGGATCACGAGCCCGTGGCGGACCAGGATCGGCTGCAGGCGCTGCTGCACCTGCTCGATGCCGCGGAACCGGTACTTCTGCGGTCCCTCCTTGATCTCCCCCTCCTTCGCGATCGATCCCACCTCGGACATGGCGCGGGAGAACAGGACCACCACCGAGGTCCGGGGGTCGGGCTCGGCGGGGATCTTCTCCTCGGCTGCGTCCGGGTCCTGTCCGTTCTCGGACAGGCGGGCGAGGCTCCGCTCGTTGAGTGCCTCGGCGGCGCGGACCACCTCGGACGGCTCCTCGGCGGTGCGGGGCCGCCCGCCGGGGGGCAGGGTGATCCCCTGGTCGTCGGCCCGCTTGCGAGGGGTCACCTCCGGCCCCGGCGGATCGTGACCCGGCCGTCCGCGTAGGCGGCGACCAACTCGCGGAGGGCGGTCGTGAGGTCCTGCCCCTCCTCGGTGGCCTTCTCGGTGGCGCGGCGCTTGACGTCCTCGTCCACGCGCAGCCACAGGCGGGCGGGGTTGTCCATGACCTTCGGTCGGCCGGCTGGCCGCTTCGTGGTGGTGGGTGTTGCCATGGTGCTCGGCTCCTTCGGTAAGGCAGGCGGTACTGTGTGCCTGCTATCCCCCCATAATAGACGCACGGAATAGGATGCGCGAGTGCCTGGCATGCGCGAGCTTCGGGCCGCTGCGTTCGAGCGGGAGCAGGGCCGGTGCTTCGTGACGGGCCGGCCCCTCGACCCGGAGCGGTTCGAGCTCCACCACCGGATGCCCGGCGGCATGGGAGGACGGGGGGGCAGGGACGTCCTGTCCAACCTCATTGCGCTCCGCCCGGAGGTGCACAACCTCGGCGGGGGCAGCTCGGACACGGTGCACGGGTCGCCCACGTGGTCCCGGCCCCGGGGGTGGCTGCTGTCCTCGAGCGACGTCCGGTCGCCGGCCTCCCGGCCGCTGCTGCACTGGCACCTCGGGTGGGTGTTCCTCACCGAGGACGGGCAGATAGTGCCCGTGACGTAAGACGACCCACCCGCTTCCCCGGCGGGTGGGTCGATCACGGGGGACGGTAGCGCGTGCTCTAGCCCGGTTCGTTGCGGCGCGCCTGCCGATCCGCTTCGGTCTCGACGTCCTCGGGGTGTGCGTGCGCTGCGTAGCCGGGTGTGCGGAGATCCGGCGGCAGGGGGACCGGGGGGCGGACAGCGCGCCGCATCCGCGTCTCGGGGAAGGGGTCCGCCTCATAATCGTGGCCCGCGTGCCCGCCAGATCGGCCGGTGAGCGCCTGCGACGGGTCGGCCGGTGGTCCAGGGTCCGCGGGGGGGAGGACGTCGGGCAGGGGCGGCGACAGGGGGTCGTACTTGAGCCGCATGAGGTAGGAGAACAGGACGGTGAGGGCGGTCTTCGCGAGGAGGAGCCCGAGGAGCTTCCAATCGACGTCGCTCGAGGAGGAGACCACCTCGTAGCCGACCGCGCCGAGGGCGATGAGGACGTCCACGGCGAGGGACTGCAGGAAGGTGCGGAGCGCACGATTCTGCGCGTCCTGCTTCGTGGCCAGGGTGGCGGTCATGGGCGCTCCTCAGTAGCGGGTGACGGCGAGGCGGCGGTAGGTGGCGATCCCATAGGGCGCTCCGGTGGTCGAGGAGTACGACAGGGCGTAGGCGGTCTGCACCCTGTACCAACCCACCTCGAGCCCGGTCACCACATCGAAGGTGGAGAACGCGCCCAGCTGGTTCATGCCCACCCCGTCGTCCTGCAGAGACGCCGACGCCTCGTAGGAGGGTGCGCGGACGATGGGGGCGGCGGCGAGGTCCTCCACCCCCGGGTCGAGGACGGGGCCGCGGACCTGAAACCCGGCGAACAGGGAGCATTTGTTCCCGTACACCTCGAACGATGCCCCGACGTCCACCCGGAACCGTCCCCCCACCGAGAACAGGTCCACATTGGGGCCGGCCGTGGTGTTCCATCCGACCCCGCCCACGGTGGAGGCGGTGCCGGTGAGTGTGACCGCCCCGGGGGTGGTCGCCGCTTCCGAGGTGCCCCCGACAGCTGCGGCCGCGACGAGTGACCGGACGGTCCCCTCGAGGTCCGCGATGCGCTGCTCGAGGGTGTCGGCCAGGATCTGCGCCACTACGCGGCCACCGTCCCCTGCACGTCGAGGGTCACCATCTCGGTCCTCCCCTGCTCCGCCGGCTCGATGGTGCGGCCGGTGAGTTGCCCCGTGATGGTCGCCGGCCGGCCGGTGGTGGTCTCCCCGACGCGGATGGTGATGTCGTCCCCGAGCCCGTAGGAGGTGACGACGGGGGCGAGGTCGCCGCGGACCTTGATCGCGGACAGGCGGATCTCCGACGCGGCCCCGGAGACCAGTGCCCCCTGTGCTTTCCCGTAGACGGTCTCGTAGGTGCGGTCATCGCCGGTGCTCGAGTTGAGGGACCCCTCCCACAGGGGATAGCCGGCGGCCCACTCGTTGTAGTTGACGGCGGTCGCACGGATCTGGTCCTCGCCGGTGCCCGCGCCCATGGCGGTGATCCTGTTCTTCACCGCGGATCCGTTCTCGGTGATGGTGAGGTCCTGCACGAATCCCCACCGCTGCCGGACGTCCTCCGGGTCGGAGGACCAGCGGAGATCGACGGGGGCGACCCGGCCCAGGCGCGGGTAGCCGAGATCCGCCCGGACCCGGAAAGACGTGAGATCTCCGGGGGTGCCCATGAACGGGACGATCCGCCAGTCGAACCCGTCCTCGGACGACGCGAGTTCCGACAGTGCCTCGAGGACGGGCTTGAGGTCGCTTTCGAGGTAGGTGCGGTCCGCGAGGTTCCCCGACAGTGGCCCGGACAGGACCTCGAGGGGTGAGGTGTGCGGGGACGTCGGCGGATAGAACCCCGGGTCGGGGGTGTCCACGTAGGGCTGTTCGAGTCCGCGGTCGAGGAGCCGGCGGAAGATCTCCAACTTATCGACCTGCCGGAACGCAAGGGTGGGGGTGAGCCGGCTCTGCAGGTAGCCGGGCCAGGTGATCATGCTGATTTTCATGCCGCGGCCGGAGAGTGCCCGCTCGCGGCCCACCACGATCCCGGCCCACGGCACCTCGGAGGCGACCACACCGACCCCGGGGAGGATCTCCTGCCGTTCCGCCCAACAGCAGGAGCGGCGGGGGATCGTCGCCCCGAACGGGTCCCGCGCCCGCACCTGCTCGGAGGCGATGGGGATGACCCCCGATCCGGCGGCCGGCCCGGACAGGACGTCCCCGAGGGACACCCCGGTCATGGGGAGGGTGGCGAGGAGGACCCCGAGCCGGAAGTCAGTGAAGTGGTATCTCCACCGGACCTGCCGGGGGCTGCCGGGCGGGGGAAGGGTCATCGGTCAGGCGGTGGGGGTGTCCAGCCCGCCGAGGACCCGGCGGACCGCCCGCTCGGCTGCGGCTTCGGCCTCCGCGGTGGTGAGTCCGTCCACCCCCTCGAGCTCGGAGACGATCGATGACACCAGCGGGCCGGCGAGGAGGGGGGCGAGGGAATGCGCGAGTGCCTGCTCGTCCACGTCGGCCCCCGCGAGGAGGGCGGGCAGTGCGCGCACCCGGTAGAGGATGGTGTCGCTCACGGGCATCCCCGGGTTCGGCCCGTTGGGGGCTGCGCCGATCGCGCCGAGCGCCCGCTCGATGTTGCGCAGGCGGAGATCCTGGTCGTCAGTGAGCACGTCGTCTCCTTGCTTGAGGTAGGCGGCCACGTCGGCGCGCCGCTGGGTCATGCTGACGGAGGGGTCCTGTTTGCGTCCGGTGGGGGTGGCCCACTCCTTATGGCCGCGCACCCGGTCGGGGGTGCGGCGGGTGACGACACACCACGCGGCCTCCCCGGCGACGATGAGCCGGGTCAGGGCGGGGGAGTAGGGCTCGGCCCCGGAGTTCGCTACCTCGACGGCCATCGAGTAGCGGTTCCCCTGATTGGCGGGGACGTCCAGGAACGGGCCACCCACCCCGGCGTGCCAGGTGACCCCGGCGGCGACCAGGATCGCCTGCCCGTCCCGCGAGTAGACGAGCTGCGCGAGCTTCTGGTTCGTGACGTAAGCCAGGGCACCCCACGTACCGGACAGGATGGTCGAGGCGTCGTGGTGCTCGAGGAACATGCGGGTCGGGTCGTAGGGGGTCTTCGGTTCGGCGTCGCGGGTCTGCCAGCCGCCGGCCTCGAGGACGGTGAACCCCCACGACCGCATGAGGTCCCGCCAGGCGGCCAGTACCCCTACCTGTGTGCTCACTTCTCGGGTCCCCGTTCGGCGGCTTTCTCGGCGCGCAGGTCCTGCACGTCATCGAACAGGCCGGTGACCTGCCGGCCCTCGGCGTCGTACACGGGCGGCATGGTTTCGAGGGCGGTGAAGTAGTCGTCGTCGGTGAGTTCGTGGAGCCCACCCTCGCCGGTGCGCCTGTGCTTCTCCTCGGGTTCGGTCACGAACCGATCCTTTCACGGGGGAACGAACGCAACGTCAGGCGATCTCGTATGAGGTGGTGAACTGCACGTAGTTGCCGGCGGTGGTCAGGTTCCACGTCGGGGAGGAGCCACCGGCCAGGGCGGCGGTGTTTGTGGGGTAAAGGAAATACATGCGGAAGGTGGCGGGGTCGGTGTTGTATTGCTCGTGATAGACAGCGCCGACCGCGGAGCCCCCGGCGTGGGCGACGAACGCGGCCCCGGAGGCGTTACCGATCCCGGCCTGCGGGTTGTTCGCCGCGGACGGCATGAGGTTCGTCGGGTAGCCGATGCGGATCGGCCCGTTCAGCCCGGCGTAGCTGGTCCCGGTCCCGAGCCGGAACATGACGTTGAGGTGCACCTGCCGGCCGGCTCGGCGGTAGCGGCCGATCCGGGTCGCTGACCCGTAGGTGATCTCCGCGAACGGTGGGGCGTTGGTCACCGACACGGTGGGGGTGTAGGTCTGCCAGCGGGTGTCGTACCACGCCCACCCGGCCCCGTCCCACACGGCTTCGGCGGCGGTGTCCTCCGCGAACGCCCGGAACCCGGGCCACAGGCGGGCGGTGGGGAGGGCGAGGACCGCGGCCTCGGTGGGCAGGGGGAGTACCCCTCCGCGGATGGTGGTGCGCGGCCGGTAGGGGGAGAGGGTGACGGTCTGCCCGGTCGGGGGGATGAGGAGCTCACCGAGGGCGAGGGAGTTCGCGAGGACACCGGGGAGGGCGGCGGCCTCGGAGGAGGCGGCGAGCGCCCCGTCAAGGATGTGCAGGCGCACCCGGTCGGTGGTCGCGGAGGAGGCGACCCCGGCGGTCTGTGAGTCGTTGACCTCGATGACGATGAGGGAGCGGCGGAACTGTGTAGCGGCCTGCGCTGTGACGGCCAGGGTGACGGCGGCGTCGTTGGTCACCACGTACTGCCCGGCGGTGAGGTCCTCGGTGTTCTGGACGACGGCCCGGAACGGCTGCACGGTGAGTTGCGTCGGGGACGGGAGCGCGAGTTCGCCCATGGTGTTCGCCGGCCCGGCGAGGACCCCGGCGACGGCGGCGACTCCCGCGCCGGGCATGAACACCGCGCCGAGGGAGGTGCGGAGGGTTCGGCCGGGGATGACCTGCCCGGCGGCTCCGAGCACGTAGGGCGGGGAGAGGACGGTCACGGGGGGCTCACTTCCAGGTCGATGCGGTCAGGATCTCGAGGCGGGCGGTCTGGTCCTGCCCGCCCGTCCCGGAGCGGAGACGGATCTCGGTGCCGCCCCCGGAGATCTCCCCGGTGGCGGGGTCGACGGTGCCACCGGGGATGAGGGGGAACACTGAGCCGGCCCCCCAGGCGTCGTAGCGGTCGACCCCGTTGACGGTGGAGGTGCCGGCTGCGGTGTCTACGGTCCACACGTCGAACGCCCCGAGGTCGGCGGCGAGGGCAACGAACAGACCGTTCCCCAGCTGGATGCGGGGCCGGGGAATGGGGCCGGTGACGGTGTAGACGGCGTGAGCGTCCTCGTCGCCGTCGTTGGGAACCCGGGCGACGGTCTGCGCTGCCGTGCCCCCGGTGGACGTCCACGGCATGACCGCGCCGGCCGCGCCCATCGGGTAGCCACCTTCCCCCCCGACCATGGGGAGGCGGACCGGACCGTAGGTGGTGGCTGCCCCGGTCCAGAAGGGGTCCTCGGCGATGAGGACGAACGCGAACTCGGCGGCCCGGTCGGTGAGCGCCCGCCAGCGGGGTTTCCCGGATGGCTTGACCCACAGGCCGCGGGCCGGCCCCGCGTTGAGGTCGGTGTACCGCTGGAAGCCGGGCACCGCGCCGAGGACGGCGGCGAGGTAGCGGCGGTGTGCTGCCTTGAGGGCGTCCCTCGAGGGGGCGGCGACGGTGCCAGTAAAGGACAGGGCGCGGGGCTCGTAGGTGGGTTCACCGGAGTAGCCGCCGTGCCCGTCCTGCCGGGCGTCCATCGGGAGGGTCACCTCGGGGGCGTCGGACCCTTCGGGGGTGTCGGCGGCCCACGCGCACCCGAAGGCGTCCACGGCGTTGAGGGTGAGGAGGGGGGTAGCGGGATCTCCGAGGGCGTACCGCTCGTCGTGCTCGGCGTAGAGCCACGTCCGGTCGTCCTGATAGAGCATCGTCACGGGAGGGCTCCTGCCGGCGCGGGGCGGGTGATGCCCGAGTTGAGGTTCCACACGACGGACTGCGTGACCCGGGCGGCGACCCCCGCGATCGGCTCGCCCGGTGCCTGATGGATGTGTTCCTCGATCGTGACGGGGCCGGCCTGCGTCGGTGCTGCCAGTGCGGTGCCTCCTCCGAGGCGACCGCCGGCCGCTGCCACGAGGAGCGCCGCGGCCCGGTCCCGGTCCTCGGGGGTGACCACGGTCTCGTCGTTGCGGAGGAGTGCGAGCCCCTGTCCCACGTTCCCGAAATCGACCACACCGCCGACGTGGAATGTGGGAATCTTCGGAACGTGCGGAATGTCGTCAAAGGGATTGACTAGGTTTACACCGTCGATGACAACATTGATGCCACCGATTACGGTGTTATTGATTCCGCGGATGACGGCATTGATCGCGCCCTTGATTGCGCCACCGATGCCCTCGAACATTCCGCCGACGAAATCTGCGATGCCGGAGAAGATCCGGCCGATCCCGTCCTTGAGTCCCTGGAACCCGCCGGTGACCCCGCCGACGATGCGGGTGACGATCCCCGAGATCCCGGTCCACAGGGACGTCCAGATCCCGATAACGGTGGACACGAACCCGATGACGACGGACGCGACGGTCGAGGCGAACCCGATGAACGCCCCGATGATGGAGATGAGGACCCCGACGATGGGCATGATCGCGCCGATGAGGGTGGTGAACAGGCCGATCACGATGGGCAGGAACGGGAGGAGCGGGACGATCGCGGCCACCACCAATTGGATGATGACCATGACCAGTTGCAGGAGTGGGGGGATGAGGGGTGCGACCGCCTGCAGGATCATGGCGATGAGGTTCGCGAGCATCGGCAGCAGCGGGAGGAGGGGGATGACCGCGGCCATGATGAGCTCGAGGAACACGTTGATGAGCGTGGGCAGGATGGGGAGGATCGCCTGCAACGCGCCCATGAGCGCCCCGATGAGGACCTGCGCGATGGTCGAGAGCGCCTCCACCAGCGGGGGCAGGATCGGGAGGAGCGCCTGCAACGCGGTCGCCAGTGCCCCCGCGAACATGACGGCCACCTGACCGAGGACGTCCGCGATGACGGGCAGCACCGGGAGGACGGCCTGCAACGCCCCGGCGAAAGCCCCCGCGAGGGCGGTCGCCACCTGACCGATGACGGTGGCGATGACGGGGAGGACGGGTGCGATAGCGGCGAGTGCCTCCGCGAACGCCCCGGCGAGGACGGTGGCGATCTGCCCGATCGCGTCCACCAGGACGGGCAGGACGGGGGCGAGGGTGGTGAGGACGGACAGGAACGCCCCGGCGAGGACCGACGCCACCTGACCGATCGCCGCGACCAGTGGGGGGATGACGGGGGCCAACGCCTGGATGACGGTCACCAGGGTCGTCGCGAATAGGCCGGCGACCTGCCCGATGATCGGCGCGAGCTGCGCGAGGACCGGCCCGATCTGCGCGAAAATGTCCGAGATCGCCGGCACCAGGGTTTGCAGGACGGTGACGATGACGGGGATGACGGCGGCCACCACATCGGCCCACCGGGTGAAATAGTCGATGATGAGGGGCAGGGCACCTTGCGCGAGTGAGGCGAGGAGATCCGAGAAGGACTGCAACCCTCCCCCACCACCGCCCCCACCGAACGCGACCTTGACGATCGCCCCGATGGTGGTGAACGCCCCGGACACCTGCTCGAGGATGGGACCGATGACCGGGGCGAGACCCTCCCGGAGCCCGTCCCACATCGAGAACAGGGTCCCTTGCGTCTGGAACACGAACTCCCCCGCGCGGGTCGCGAGCCCCTGCAGGGAGTCCTCCGCGAGGAGCGCCGAGTTGCCGGCCCCGTCCACCAGCGACTCGCGGAAGATCGCCCCGAGGTCCCCGGCGGCCCCGGCGATCTGCCCGATCTGGAACGGGAGACCCGTGAGCCCCTGCGTGGCCTCGTTGACGGCGGCGTTCCCGTCAGAGAAGCCGAGCCGGAACATGTCCCCCACGGTGCCGAGGGCGTCCCCCACCCCGCCGAGTCCATCGGTGAGGTTGAGGAGGCGGGGCATGACGGAGCCGGTGATGATCCCGGCCGCGTTCGCCAGGGCGGGGACGAACAGTCCGCCGACGTTCGTGGACAGGTCGGTCCACTGCGCGCCCATGATCCGCTGCTGATTCGCGAGCCCCTCGGACGTCCGCCCGAAGTCGCCCTGCTGTAGGGCGGTCTGCGCCATGATGAGCGAGTAGGTCGCCTGCGCCTTCGCTGCCCCGGACAGCTCCTCGCCGGTCTTCGCGAGACCGAGCCGAACCGCCTCCTCCTCGATCGCCGCGGCGGACAGCATGACCCCGAACCGGCGCAGCGGCTCGGTCTCCCCGATGAGCCCCGACCGGAGGGCGTCGAGCGCCTCCTGCGGGGTGGCGTTCCCAAACGATGCCATGTCGGAGGCGGTGGTCACCAGCGACGTCGAGAGGTTCGCGGCCTCGGCGGAGCCGATGCCCATGCCACGGAACAGGGTGCCGAAAGAGCCCGCGGCCTCGAGTGCCTGATTGCGGGACTGTCCGAGGGCGGTCGAGGCGGTCGAGGCGAACTCCTCGATGAGCCCGGCGGAGTCCTCGAACACCACGCCGACCTTCGACACGTTCTCGCCGAGGTCTACGGCATCGGATACCGCGCCCTTGAGGAACGTCCCGATCGACACCGCGGCGAACGCGGCGGCGAAGAATCCCGCGGCCTTCTTCGCGACCCCGGGCATCCCCCGCGAGATCTCGTCGTCCGCCTCGCTGACGAACTTGTCCGCGACGGGGCGGAGCCGGACACCTGCGTCCCCGACCAGGAGCACCTATCTACCTCCTCCGCCGGCGAGATCCGCTGCCCGCTGCATGCCGCGCTGATGCGAGGGGAGGAGCCCCCACGTCTCGCGGGCGGGTGCGTTGAGGCTGGCGAGGTGCTCGTCCAACCTGCCCACCGCCTCGAGGCGCTCCTTCGACATGTCCAGCGCGTAGGAGTAGATCACCGCGAGCCACTGAGTCGCGGGGAGCGCCTCGAGGTCGGTCAGCCCCTCGCGGGCCGCTTTGCCCGTGAGGTACGTCCGGCAGCTCGCCCAGAAGTCGTAGAGGGCTGCTGCCTCCTCGTAGGGCGGGAGGACGCACGACCCACCACGAACTGCGCGACCCCGGTGAGCGCCGAGAGGGGCACCCGCTTCGTCGGGTCGTCCATGAGGTAGGCGAACCTGCGCCGGCTCGAGCCGGCTTCGTGCTCGGGGTTGAGGAGGGTGAGGTCGGCCACCAGGTCGCCGTGCGGGTCCTCGTAGAGGGGCTGCCCGGTGGTCTCGTCCTTGACGATGTACCCGTCCTCGTCCATGGCGGGGAGGATCTCCCCCGTCTCGGGGTTCCGCTTCGGCTCCCACTCGGCGGAGATCCCGTCATCGTTGCGGAGGAGGGTGCCGAGGAGGTTCGCGATCGCGACCCCCTGCCGTAGCTGGTCGCGGGCGGACAGGACGGCCATGATCGCCCCGGCGTCCGCCTCGGTATGGATCTGGAACGCCTCCCGGTAGGACGGTTTCCCGTCCGGGTGCACCTCGAGCTTGACGGTCTCGTAGGACAGCGACGTCTCGACGCCGAACACGGGCACCCCGTCCTCATCGAGGACGGTGCCCGGGGGCAGGGCGGGGGAGGTGGCGGGTTGCGTCACGGCAGGAACTCCTCGCGGTCGGGGACGCGGCGAGGTGGACGGTAGCGGGGCCGCTGCTCGAGTCCCGGGGCGGGCGGGTGGGGCGGGAGTCGAACCCGCCGGCCGGCTCGCGAGCCCAGGGCCACCGACCCCCACCGGGCCACCCCTGCTATCGGGCGGAGAACTTGAGGGCGTCCCGGAGGAAGGGGTTGCCGGCCCACCCGCGGGTGTTCCCTTCGTGGTGCGCGATCGAGTAGGGGACACCCTCGGTGACCACGAGGACGAACGGTCCCTGTCCGTCCGATCCCGGACGCTTGACGATTGACCGCTCGAGGGTGCGGGTGTCCTTCCCGACGAACCGGCGCGCCGCGGCTTGCACGTTGCTGGCCCGGCGATCGACGTCGTGCATGACGGGGCCCCCGGAGGAGCGGACGAACGCTGCGAGCTTGTCCGGATCGACGTGGACGTAGCTGTCGTCGTTGGATACCCGGCCCTTGACGACCATCAGAGCAACTCGACCACGACGGTCACGGCGATCCCGGCGAGGTTTCCGGTCGGGCCGAGGACCTCGACCAGGGGTACCTGCACGGGGGCGGGTTTGTGTCCTTCGGGGAGGAACCGGCCGCGGTGCTGCGCGTCGTTGACCATGGCGAGGACCTGCTCGACGTCGTGGAGGAGGGAGATCCCGTGCGCGGACAGGACCTCGGCGGACGGGGCCTCCCCCTCGTAGCCCATCTGCGGGGTCGGGCGCACCACCTGTAGCTCGAACGACCCGGAGCGCATCATCTGCACGGATCGATTCCGGCCCCCCGGGGATTGCGTGATGGGGCCGGCGAGGTCCTGCCGCACCTGCAGGGCGCTCGAGGCGAACGCCACGGTGACCTGCCCGGCGTCGCAATCCCAGGCGACGGCGCGGGGGTCCCCGGCGGCGACGTAGCGCCGTTCGGGGAGTGGCTCCGCACCATGCGCCTCGTCGGCGTACCAGGCGACGACGGCGGCGAGGATCGCCTCCGCCGTGCCTGCGACAGCGAGCACAGGTCAGCGCGCCCGGTTCCGGGCGGTGCTTCGGGTCGGCGTCGGAGCGGGGGTCTCGGTGGTGACGGGGGCGACGTCCTGCCCGGTGGTCACGGGGGCCGGCTCCTGCCCGACCGTGGCCGGCTGCTCCGCGCTGGCGGGGAGGGTGCCAGTGACGGTCTCGGGGGTGCCGTCCTGCCCGGTCACCTCCACCTGCGCGGCGTTTGCCTCGGTCACCTGCTCGTCGGTCGGTTCGCCGGCCACCTGCTCCTCCTCGGTCTGCTCCTCGCCGTCCCCTTCGAACTCCGCTCCGAGGAGGCGGGCGCGGAGGTTCTCGTTCGACCCGGACAGGGTGAGCCCCTCGGCGGCGGCGAGATCCCGCAGGGCGTCCTGCTTGAGATCCGCGAGGGCGGCGCGGATCTCCTCCTCGGTCCCCTCCGGCATCGTGAACCGGCGGCGGATCGTGTCGTTCCCCTGCGCCCGGATGGTCTGCACCCACCGGATCGCGTGGTCCTCCGACATGTCGTCGTAGCGGTCCTCGAGGTGATCCATCTGGTCCGCGTGGAGACCGACGCGGCGGAGCCGGTCCCGGGGGAACGCGGGACGGCGGGGGGCGTAGGGGTCGTGCAGGGCGCGCTCGCGGGTCGGGCTGCTCATCGTGGTCCTCCTGCTATCGGCTGGCGGTCGGAAGGTCGGGGGACCACACAGCGGCCCCCCGGACAGGCTGCGTGACGGCTGAGAGCCACAGGTCCACGGTGTAGATCCCGGTGCGGTGCTTGTCCAGGTCCTGCCACCTGTCGAGGACGCCGATCGTGACCCCCTGCCGGATGACGGAGGTGACGCGGGAGGGAAGCCGGCAGGAGCTGTCGCCGGCCGCTGCCTTCCCGAGCTCGAGGGAGAGGGTGCGGGCGGCGAGGACCCCGCCGGCCGGCGGGAGGCACCCGGCGGAGTAGGTGACCTCGACCCCTCCCCCGCAGGCGAACCACCCGCGGCCGGAGGTGTCGAGGAGGTGCCCGTTCCGTCCGAGCCGGTACTCGCCCGGCGGGCGGGTGCGGCCGCGTTCCGTCACGGCGGAAACGTCGCGGGCGCAGGAGTCGGGGAGGATGAGGGTCGCGGGGTTACAGCACCCGAGGTTGTAGATCTCCCCCCCGAGGACGGCCGGAGACCAGGCGGGGTAGCCGGCCCCGCTGCCCGAGCCGCACCAGCAGGACGCGGACAGGGTGGCGGTGACCTCGCCGCAGTCGCCGGCCCACCGCTGCCCCGACAGGTCGAACAGCACCTCGGAGGCGAACGCGGTGAGGAGATCCCAGGACACCCCCTCCGGCAGAACGGGGAGGGGGGTCCCGAGATCCTCCTCGGTCACCCAGGGGGCGCACGGACCCATGACGGCAGGCTAGGCGACGACGGTCAGGCGGAGACGGCGATCGCCCCGGCGGTCGGGTCGGGGACGTCCGCGACCCGGAACCACTGGTAGACCGCGCCGCTGTCCTGCGTGAAGTCGCCGGCCGGCCCGTCCCCGAAGTTCTGGTTCTGGTTGCCGGTGCCCTCGAAGGCGGGGGCGAGGGCGTCGTTGGCCAGGGAGCGCCCGGACTGGCGGAGGAACAGGCGGGGGAACGCCCAGTGCATGTAGGGGAGCTGCGGGGCGTAGCCGCCGTCGAGGATCGCCGCGGAGAACGCCTCGACGGCGACCCCGTAGGGCATCGGGTCGGTGCCGGTCTCGGGTGCCTGATAGCCGATCGGCATGCCCTCGGCGTCCACGAACACGGTGCCGCCGGAGAGGAACTGCTCGAGCACGGGGTCCTCGGAGCAGATCTCCACGGAGTCCACGATCAGCCCCTTCACCTGCGGGGGTGCCTGATGGGAGAGGCAGACCCGGCCGGCCCCGTTCTTCCGCTCGATGCTGTCCCCCTCGGCGTAGTCGAGGTGAAAGTCGATCTTCACGAGGGCGTCGGTGACCAGCATCGCGCCCGGGCCGGTGGCGAACGCTCCGGTCTGCGTGAGCTTCGTGAGGCGCATCGCCAGGGCGTAGACGCTGCCTGCACCGTCGTAGGGCGCGGGAGAGGTCATCGGTCAATCCTCCAGAGTGATCTGCACGGCGAACTGTGCGCACGGGTCGTAGTGGACAGCCACGGGGCGGTTGACCGCCTCGAGGTAGGTGTTCCGGGCGGTGTCGATCGCCGCGGTCTGTGAGCGGGCGACGTCCTCGATCGGCCCCCGGCGGACGACCACCAACCCGGTCCCGTAGAGCCAGGCGGAGCCGGCGGCGGCTGCTGCCGGTGCGGTGTCTGCGTCGGCGGCGGGGGCGACGTTCGGGTAGCCGGCCTCGAGGACCACCTGCGAGTCGCGGAGGGTGCGGCGCAGGTTTCCCTCGACCCGGACGGCGGAGATCTCCGCGAGCCGGCCGGACGCGGCGAGGGGGACGTGCAGGTAGGCCACCTGCCCCCGGAGGGCGTGCCCGAGTGCCTCCTCGAGCATGCCGAGCGCCCGGGCGGGTGCTGTCGGTCCCGTGGTGAGGACCTCGACCCGGCCGGCCTCCGCGAGGTAGGGGTTCGGCTGCTCCGACACCCCGGCGGTCACCTCGGCGCGGGTGACCTCGCCCGTGAGGAGTTCACGGCCGATCGCGTAGGACTCGACGGCCGCGAGCTGCCGGCGGAGTCGCTCGAGGATCGGCCCCCGGTCCCGGCCGTCGAGGGTGGTGCACCGCTCCTCGGCCTGCACGGTCCAGGGGGCGTAGTCGATCTGCCCCGGGCGCTCCTCGGTGTGATCGACGGAGGTGAGCCCGGCGGCGCATCCTCCGGGGATCGCCCGGTAGCCGCCGCACGCCTCGGGGGCGTAGGACATGCCGCGGACCCAGGAGCCCCCGTCCTCGTCGTCCAGGGTCGTGCGGGCGCTCGCGATGATCCCCACGGTCGGTGGGGCGGCGAACTGCGGAGCGACTGCTCCCACGGTGTCCTCCTCGCTGGTCGGGGTGCGGTCCCTCCCCCCGTGGCCCCGACGACCGCGGGGGGAGGGACCGGACTAGGTGAGAGGAGGGTCAGTCCGCGAGAGCGGGGGCGACGGTCCCGACCACCGCGCCGGTCGGCTGCGCGCCGGCCACCACGCGCAGCGGCTCGACACCCCGGGAGGCGAGTCCCTCGAACTGCTCCGCGAAGGTCTTGTATTGATTCTGCGCGTTGAGGGTGGAGTCCCGGACCACGCCGAGGTCCAGGTTCCCGCCGTTGAGGTAGGTCCAGTCACCCTCAGACCAGATGAGCGACTCCACGGCGTCGGGGAAGCCGGGGAGGACACCGTTGTCCGGGGCGTCCGCGTAGAACTGTGCCGGCATGGCGACCTCGCCGGCCCCGGCGGTGGTGGCACCGCGGCCGTCGAGGTGCCAGGTGATGTTCACGTTCCGGCGGGCGAACCAGGCGTTGATCTCGGCGTCCGCGACGGCCAGGGCCTCGAGGTCGCCGGCCATGCCTCGGGTGAGGTCGGCGCGGATCATGTCCCGAGCCCACCGGGGGAGGACGTGCCGGAGGGGCACGGCGTCCTCGAGGCGGTGACGGTTCCGGAAGTAGGCGATCGTCTTATCCGCCATGACCAGGAGATCCCGGGCGGCGGACACGACTGCCGGGGAGGTGAGGGTCTTCGACCCGTTCGCGATCTTCGTCATCAGCCGGTTCTCGAGGAACCGGGCGTGCGCGATCTGCGTCGCCCGGATGTTCGCCGCGGTGCTCTCCGGGTCGAACCGGGCGGTGATGTTGGAGAACGTGAGGCAGAGGGGGATGCCCTCGATGTAGGCGGTGTCCATGTCGGGGCACCACACGGGGAGGCAGGGCTTCGGGTCCGGGTCGGCCACGGTGTCGTCGTTCTGCGCCTCGTCGTCCGCGAGGGTCCAGACGCGGAACCCGCCCTCGGGCTCGGAGTCCTGAAAGACGGGCGGGCGGCGGAACTGGATGCCGCCGCGGCTGGTCTGGAAGCCGAGCAGGGCGTCGCGGACGGGGCGGGCGGTCGAGCCGAGGACCTCGATGTCGTAGACGGTCTCGACGGGGGCGCAGAGACCGCCAGCGGCGACGACGGCACCGCGGGCGCGCTGCACGTCGCCGGCCGCGACGATCGCCCGGGTGCTCGAGGCGGCGCGGATGCGCTGCCGGTTGAGGGCGGCGTCGTCGGTGAGGATCCGCTCGTCCGGATAGGTGGTCTGGATCGAGAGCACGGCGATCTTCTCGCCGTTCCCACCCTTGACCCCGGCGATCGACTGGCGGCGGCGGTCGAACGCCTCGACCAGGGGGTCCACGGAGTCGAACTGCTGCCCGGAGGAGATCCCGGACCCGAGGTCGGCCGCGGCCACGACCACCTGCCGGGCGCGGAGCGGCTCGGGCTGCCGGTCGCGGGAGCGGGCGGACTGGCGTCCGGTGCGGCGGGTCATCTCGCCCGGGCGGGGGAGGGGGGTGCCGGTGCCGCCGGCTCCTCGGCCGGAGGCGGTGACGGGCTCCCGGGTCTCGCCGGCCGGCTGCCCCTCGGCGTCGGCGTCCTCGCCGTCCCCGGAGTCGTCCCCGTCCTCGCCGTCCTCGTCGTTCTCGTCCTCCGGTCCCTCCCCGTTGATGCGGGCGAGGGCGGCGGCGGCGCGCTCCGCCTGCTGCGCGGCCTGCTCCTCGAGTTCGGTCTGCCGGCCGGTGAACTGGTCGAGCGCGTCCGCGAGGGAGGTGAGCTCATCGGCCACCTCCGGGGTGATCTCGACGTCCGCCAGCTCGCCGGCCCGCTCCCGGACCAGGGTGATCCCCTGCTCGAGCTCGGCGGCGGTCAGGTCGGCCAGGCGGGCCAGGAGTTCGGCGATCTCGTTCACGGGGGGTCCCCTCGGTTCGGTGGTCTGCTGCGGGTGCGACAGGGCGCGAGCCGTAGGACCGGGGCCTAGGGCCTCGCCGTGTCCCGTTCCGCCGGCCGCGCTAGGCGCTGCGCCGTGGTGCTCGAACAGGGGGGACGCTAACCCGCGGCGTCGTGGGGCGGGTGAGAGTCCCGGGGCAGGAGGGGCCAGGACATGCCGCAGCCCCTGTCCCGGGGAAGGAGACAGGGGCTGCGAGATCGGGCGGGAGGAGCCGCTACGGGCGGACGACGGGCCGGTTCCACACCTGCGGGGTCCACCCGAGGATGACCCGCTCGGTGTCCGCGTGGTCGCATCCCTGGCAGTTGTCCCCGTTGAGGGGGTGGTCGCCGTCGAAGTAGTCCGCCTCGCGGATCTCCTCGCAGGAGTAGCAGCGGAGCCCGATGGTCTCGTCTTCCTCGGACCACGCCCAGGTGAGGGGGTCCGCGAACCGGCGGAACTCGACGGGGAGGACAGCGACGTCCTCGAGGGCGGTCAGGGTGGCGGGGTAGGTGGTCTGCGTCATGCTCCCATAATAGACACACGAAACCCCCCGGGTCCAGGTCCCGGGGGGTCGTGTCCGATCCGTTCTAGTAGCTCCGGTGCTCCGGGTGCTCCGCGTCCATGTGCTCATCGAGGAGTGCCTGCACCACCTGGCGGGCGGACGTCTCCGGGTCGTCGGCGTAGTCCGCGTCGGCCCGCACCTCGAACCAGGTGCACCCCACGGCGGGGCAGGTGCCCATGTGCCCGTAGCGGATTCCGTCCCGGTCGCGGGCGGGGCTCGGCTGCGCCCACCTCGAGGCGCTGCTCACGGGAGGTCCACCGCGGACTCGCGGAGGTGCGCCTCGATGCCCCACCCGGTCGCGACGTCGAGGACGGTGCGGACGGTCGGGGACCCCTGCAGGGGGACCGGGACGTAGCCGGCCAGGTCCTCGACGGCGAGGCGGACGACGGTCGCGAGGTGCTCGGCGGCGCGGTCGTGACGGGTGAACAGGCGGAGGTGCGTGGAGGGGATGCCGCGGCCGGAGACCAGGACAGCGAACACGGTCGGGGCCATGGTGAGCCCGGGGGCGTGCTCCTCGAGGACCTCGGCCAGGGTGGTCGGGATGAGGGGGGGGGTCTGCGTCATGCCCCGATAATAGACGCACGGAATGACAGAACGGCAGGGCGAAACGCGGAAGGGCTCGGACACCCACGGGGGGAGGTGTCCGAGCCCTTCCGACGCTACGCGCCCCGGGATCACGCGGGGAGGGTGTAGGTGCCCATCTGCCCGCGCTTCGCCCCGGCGGTGTACGTGAGCCGGCTCGAGGCGGCGAGGCGCGACAGGGCCGGGGAGGCGACCTCGTGACCCCACCCGGTCGCGGCCTTGAGGCTCGCGATCGTGAGGGGACCCTCGCCGGCCATGCGGAGGATGACGGCGATGCGCTGCTCCGCCGGCCCCTGCACGACCACGGGGGCGGGGGTGCGCTTCGCCTTCGCCCGGACCACCCCGTCCCGGCCGAGGGACGTCGTGACGTCCTCGCACCCGGCCTCGGGGGTGCGGAGATCCGCGGCCACGGTCGACTTGTTGTAGCCCGACGCGGCCTCGATCGCCCGGGCGCTCATCTGGAACTCGCGGTGCAGCTTCCCGAACACCTCGCGGCGGGTCGCGGGGGCGAGGCGGAGCCGCTCGGCCCCGGCGAACTCGGTGCGGCAGTAGTCCTCCCACGTCGGGTAGCCGAGAGCCCGCCACGCCTGCCCGGCGTAGGCGCGGCCGAGACCGTCCCACGCGACGGACAGGGCGAGGCGGATCGTGTCGGTGAGGACGCGGGCGTCCTCACCGGACAGGAGCGCGCCGGGCTGCTCGGCCTCGAGGATCTCCCCCTCGAGGACCTCGGCGGTCGCGGGGACCAGGGACAGGTGGGTAGCGGTCTGCGTCATGGGGAGAATACTGACACACGAAACCCTGTCCGGGCAGTGTCCGATCGGCGTGGTCACGACGGGATCTCGAGACCGGGGCAGCAGTTGCGGACGGCGTAGCGGGCGAACCTGCCGTGCGGGCAGCGGAGCGCCGGCCCGAGGGACACGTAGGAGGACCCCTCCGCCCGGGCGGGCGGAGGGGTGAGGGTGTCGAGGAGGGCGTAGACCCGGGGGCACTCGGCGGTGGCGAACCGGCCGTGCGGGTCGCGGGGCTGCTCGCTCACGCGGTCCACTCCGCCCGGAGGGTGCGGTTGAGGGCGGCGGCGGCGCGGCCCGGGGTGCCGTGCTCCTCGATGAGGTCGCGGGCCGTCCCGGGGAGGATGAGGGGGATGAGGGTGCCGTCGTCCTCCCCGAGGTCCTCCCCCTCGATGGTCTGGAACACCTCGAGGCGGGCGAGGTACAGCGCCGGCCCGGTGGAGTAGTCCGCGAGGTCGAGGACGACGGTGCCGAGGAGGCGGGTCGCCGCGGCCGCGAGGGTAGCGGCGGTGACACGGGGGGTGCTGGTCTGCGTCATACCCCCATAACGGCCGATTCGGGCCGGAGCTTTAGCGGGGGGAGCGGATCTCCCCCATCCGGGGGGTGTCCGGCTCTGGACAGTCCGGCGGGCGCTTGAGTCCCCCGTAGGGGAGGGCTACCGCGCCGGCTGCCGGCCACACCGTACCGCGGACATGGAGCGGCCCCCGCCCGGCTGTTATGACGCAGACCGGGGCGGGGGCCGCCGTGAGGTGCCAGACCCCGGCGGGCGTGTCCCGGGTGACCCGGGCCGCGGGGGAGGCAACCTGCCGTCGAGTCTAGCCGGCTCGCCGGCCGATGCCGATGCGCTCGAGGGCGAGTCGCGCCCGCAGCTTGTCCACGGGGGCCATGCGCTTCGCGACCTCGCGGGCGATGATCTCCTCCACCCGGTCAGACTGGCGGACAGGAGCCGAGGCGACCCCGGCGGCGACGACGGCGCGGAGCCGGCCCGACGCGGCGACAGCGTGCGGGCGCTCGACGGGGAACCCGGGGACGTTGCAGGCGAGGAGCCCGACCAGGCGCATCCCCCCATCCCAGATCGGCTCGCGCCAGTCGCCGGAGAGCTTCGCGGCCTGCAACTCGCGGACGGTCTCGGGGGACACCCCGGGCCGCACTGCTCCGTTGAGCCAGAATCCGAACTCGTCCTCGCCTACCCGGACGTCCGCTGCCGCGGTGCCCGTGTTGTCGTAGTGCTCCTTCGCGGCCCACGCCGAGACCCGGGGGTCGGTGGAGGCGTGCCCGGTCCCGAGGGTGATCTGCCCGACCGAGACCAGGGACCCCTCCGCGGTGCGGACCGCTCCGAGGTGGAACATCGGGTATTCGCCGTCCGGGGATGCCAACTCCTCCGGGGTCAGGCAAATCCCCTGCATGCCGGTGTGGCAGGTGCCGCGGAGGGCGTAGTGCCCGAAGATCCGCCCCTCCTCGGTGAGGGTGAGGGGGGTCGGGCCGTCGAAGTTCGGCGGGTCGAACCAGGCGGCGGGCGGGGCCAGGGGGCCCCCGCCGGAGGCGACGACGGCGCGGCCGGCCTGCTCGTCGTCGCAGGAGGTGCACCCGGTCCCCTCCACGATCCGGACGGGGCGCATCCCGACCTCGGCGAACCGTGCTCGAGCTGCCGCGCCGGAGGCGACGACGGCGAGGGACGCGGCCTCCGCCGGCTCCGGGACGGCCGGCGTTCCGTCCGTGACGTTTCCCTCGGCATCGGTGACCCGGCCGGTCATCTCGATGTAGGCACCGGGGAAGGCGGGGAACGGGCAGATGGTCGCACCCATGAGGGCACCCTGCGTGACGCGCTCCCGGCCGTCGAGGGGCCACCCGTCCTCATCGACCTCGGTTATCTCGATCTCCGAGCGTGCCTCGGACATGTCCACCGAGAGCCCGCGGAGGACCCCGGTCTCGACGTAGGTGCGGGTGCTCGCTGCCTCCTCGGTGTCGGAGACCACCCACCCGCCGAGCCGCCACGCGAACACCCCGGCCCCGTAGGGCTGCCCGGTCTCGGGGTTCGTGGTGCTGCTCGCGTCGAACCGTTCGGCGGTGTCGATCCGGCCGGCGGTGACGGCGGCGTCGTGCCCACCCCACCCGCCGTCGGGGTTGCGGCGCATCGCCATGAGGGTCCAGGGGAGGGCGCGCCGGCCGATCCCGCCGGGCTCGAAGTAGCGGTTATCGGCGGTGAGCCACCCCTCGAGGAAGGACACGGGCATCGTGAACTCGGCCGCGTTCGGGGGCGGGGGTAGCTCGGTGTCCACGGGGGTCCGCTCCGCTGGCGGGGGGTTGCCGGGGAGCACCTCGTCGGACACGACGATCCCGAGGTCGTTCGGCTCCACCTCGTCGTCGTCCTCATCGTCCTCCGCGAGGGCGACCCGGAGCCGCTCCACGTCCTCCTCGGACAGTTCGACGGTGCCGGCTGCGAGGCGCTCGAGGAGGGTCGGGCCGTCCGCGACGACGGCGCGCCACCTGCCGGCCTCGAACCGTCCGAACCGGGACAGCGTGTCCCCAGGGTTGTCCACGGGCTGTGCATCCATCGGGGTCAGTCCTCCTCGGGCGGGCCGTACAGGTCGTTTCGGCGGGTGAGCACATAGCCGCGCACCCATAGGAGCCGGTTCTCGGATCCGGACGGGTAGACGTCGAGGACAGCGCGAGAGTCGAGCCCCGCCTGATAGGCGGCGACCCCGGCGTCGAACGCCTCGATCTGCGCCGGGGACGGCTGCGGGACCGGTCCTGCGCTGGTCATCGCCGGCCTCCTCGGTGCTCGGTGCGGTCCCGGTTGATCCTGCCGTTCTCGGCGGCGTGCTTCGCTGCCCGCTCCGCGAACGCGGGGGACCCGGTGCGGGCGTAGTAGAACTCGGTCCAGGTCATGCGCCGGTTCGTCTCGAGGTAGCCGAGCAACTCCTCCGACCCGTAGCGGTAAAGCTGATCGACGGGGCCGGTGAGGAGCGCCCGGGTGGAGACACCGCGGGACCTGCCGCGGTCGTTCGTGAGGTTGCCGCGGGTAGCCTCCTCCGCCTCGAGCATGAATGTCTCGTACCAGAGGGCGTACTCCTCCTGTACCTGCGCCCGGGACGGCCCGCTCTCGTCGGTGAGCCCGATCACGGAGTGCGTGTGCGGCCGGCCCCCGACCCGGTTGTGCGTGAGCCCGGGGACACCGTTGCGGGCGGCGAAGTCGTCCACGGCCCGGCGGACCTCGTTGAGGTCGGGGTCCTCCTCGAGGAGTCCGCGCTCCTCGAGGTGCTGCAGTTCGCCGGCCTCGTACTCCTCCCACTGCTCGTACTGCTCGAAGCGGCGCAGCTCCCGGGGGTCGCCGTCCGAGATCCGCAGGGACATGTGCTCGACCAGGTTGTCGTGCTGCTCCGGTGTGAGCTTCGAGAGGTAGGAGTAGGTGAGCCGGTAGGGCACCCCGGCCTCGTCCTTCGCCGGCCGGCGGGCGGCGGTGCGCTTCGTTGCGGCCTTCTCGACGGGCCGCGCCGGGGGGGCGTCGTCTCCCCGGTAGGGGACGGTCGGGGCGACAGTGCGGCGGCGGGGCCCCTGCTGCGCTGCCACCTCGCGGGCGGCGTCGGTGGCCCGACCGCCGGCCAGGTCCCCGATCTCGTCGGCCACGTCGCGCTGCCGGATGCCGTCCGACCAGACGGGCATGTAGTCGCAGTGGCATCCCTTGTGGTCCCCGGGGGCCATGCTGCCCCCGATCCACTCGGCCCCGGTGCCGGTGGTGTCGAGCTCCGGTGCCCCCCACGTCGGGAACCGCACCCCGTCGAGGCGCTGATGCGGGAGGAACGGGCGGGTCGAGATCCCGTAGGCCCACTCGTAGTGGTCGATCTCCGATCCCTGGCCGCGCATGAAGTCGGACAGCAGCTCCCCGGTTCCGAGCCCCCCGACGCCGCGGTTCCGCGCCCCGGGGAGACCGTCGCGGGTGAGCCCGCCGATCGCGGTGTGCAAGCCTCCGGCGGTGGCGAGCGCGCCCCGGACCAGGGACGGGTTCACGAGGGAGTTCGGGATCTCCCCCCGGTCGGGGATGTCGGGGTCGCCGTCGTAGAGGTGCTGCTCCGCGACGTCCCCGAGCCCGGTCTGCAGGAACTCCCACCCGGCCTCGATGCCGTCCCGGAAGGCGAGGTTCAGTTCACCGACCAGGCGGCGGATCTCCTCGGTGTTGGAGTCCGCGCCGAGGAGGCGGACGCAGGTGGCGATCGCGTCCTCGCTGGCGGCGGTCGTCCACTCGACGTACTGCGTGCGGAGGCGGGCGTACTCGTCCGCGAGGAGTTCGGCCTCGTCCAGACCGAGGGCGGCGACGACGGCCGGTCCGAGGGTGCCGGCGACCTGCTGCCCGGGGATGCCGGCGATGCGCTCCCGGTAGACCGATGCGGTGGCGGAGCGGGTGGCGGCGGAGCGGACACGGTTGCCGGCCCGCTCGAGGACCCGGGCGAGGGCGGCGTCGCATGCCCCGACCAGGCGCTCCCGGAGTGCTCGGTCGATCTCCATGAGCCGGCGGGATAGGCGGATCTGCTCCTCGGTCGGTTCGGTGGTGGCCGCGGAGGTGACAGCGCGGGGGGAGATCCCGAGCCGGGCGAGGGCGGAGGCGGCGCGGGTCGCTGCCGGCTGCTCGATCGCGGGCGGGCCGTCCTCGTCCGGTTCGGTCTCGGGGACGCGCTCCGAGTCCACGCGGGTCGGCTGCCCGAACGCGCCCCCGGACGTCTCGGGGGGGCCGATGAACGGAAGCTCGGGGAGGTCGAGCGCGGCCATGACTGCGGTCGGGTCGAACCCGGTGAGTATGAGGGTCTGCGCGGTGGTCGAGAGGGTGGACAGTTCGGCGGGGGTGCGGCCGGTCTCGCCCACCTCCTCGTCGGCGCGGGGGTCCTGCACCAGGTTCGACGGGTCGTACCAGATGACGACGCGGGAGACGATCGGCCAGGGGAACCCCATCGTGAGGAGGGTCGCCCGCAGATAGCCCACGGTGAGGGCGGCGCAGGAGGCGGCGACGATCGGCTCGACGTGGTGTGTCCAGGTGGCGAGGTCGATCTGCCAGGCGGTCCAGTGGTTGACGTCCGCGAGCCCGGTGATGATCTCCGGGGGGACGTCGAGTCCGGTCGCGAGGCGGCGCAGTGCCTTCTCCTCGGTGATCTCGGCGTCCTTCGTCATCGGACGGTCGAGGGTGACGTGCCGGATCTCTTTCAGGTCCTCGCGGTCGCCACGGAGCATGAGGGGGACGACAGCGGAGGGGGCGGACTCGTCCCCGATCGGGGTGACCATGGCGAGGGTGAGGTCAGCCATGACCTTCGACGCTTTCGAGTCGGACTCGTCGCCCATCCCATCGCCGGCCGCGTAGGAGTCGGCGGTCTGCCCGGTGCCGGGCTGCGGGGAGGCGCTGCCGGTGATGATCCCGTTCGGCATGAGGAGGACACCGTTGCCGGCGATCCGGTTTCGGAGGGCGGCGCGCCTGCTCCGGCCGGCGAGGAGGATCTCCTCGCAGGTGTCCAGGAGCGCCCGCATCGGGGAGTCGGGCCACTCGGAGAACTGCGGGTGCGGGCACCACAGGCGGGCGACGTAGGCGTCGTCGGGGAGTCGCCGGCCTGTCTCGAGGGACGTCGTGGCGACGGTGCTCGAGACCAGGAAATACCCCTCGTCGGTGATCCGCAGCTCGTCCATGCTGCGGATCGACCACTCCTCGCGGCCGGTCTCCGGGTCGGTGAACCCGAGGAGGTAGCACTCGCCCACGGTCTCGAAGTTCTGCACGACGGGGGACAGGATGACCCCGTGCCCGGCAGCGTCCCCGGTGAGCCGGTCGAGCGCGGCCTGCGCTGCCTCCCGGAT